CCAGATCGGACCCGGCCAGCCGGTACTATCATAGGTATAGGTCCAGCCTCCGGTAGGGTTGGGAAAGGCGATCAGATCATCGAAGTCAATATGGGCGATGGTGATAAGATCTCCGGTACCGATGTTCAAAGTGGGCAGAGTAAACTGGTTGGAGTAGGGTACATCGATGGGTATTTTCTGCTCAATGTCCTGCAAGAAGTAACCAAGTATCCATTGGGGCTGATATCCTGCCGTAAGCGAATAGTAGTGAGTGAGATCGGAGTACAGGGAGAGCAGCTTGATCTTATCGTAGCAGGTGATCTTAAGGATGCCGGAGGATACGTCAAAGGATAGCTGCGAGGTATCGATAATGCCAGTGAAGAACAAGCTGCTATCCCGATATACCTTCACCTCGAAGTGGGAGATGTAACGCTCATGCTCGTTATTGCCAGTGAGGATGTTATCATCTATCCAGGTAGTGGGAAAGCACTCGAATACTAACCGCTTGGGTTCTCTGGAGTAGTTTGATACCGACTGCAGCTTATCGGCTGATACGGATAGGCTGATGATCGCTCTGTTGGTTGCCGTATCGATAAGACTATGCTTTACTTGGTTGTAATCTGTCGCATCGGTCTTGCCCTGGATAAAGTCGATCTTGAACAGGTTGGGCATTAGATCTCGCTCCTGATCATCTTACCTGTATCGGCTAACTCTGAGACCTTGACCGGATCATTGGAGAGTGGATCGACCTTCACCTCGATGATAGGCTTGGAGTCCATCACCGTTTGCTTGAGTGAGACGATCTCGTCTTTCAGGGCGGCAATCAGATCAATCAGGGTATTCATACCGCCTCCGGAAGAGATAGTGCCACCAGCGGCATAATATGAGCCCATACTGCTGGGAATAGGCACTGAGGGAACAGGCATCCCGGCAAAGGCAAGCTTGACCTGATTCAAAGGGGCGAAGTTGAGGAAGTCAAAGAGGTTCCTGCCCAAGGCTTTAACTCGATCCTTGGCAGTGACGTATTCATCCCCCTCAGCTTCGATCAGGATACCACCCTGATTGTGGGAGGGTCCGGTTAAGAGACCACCAGTGGCTTTCTTCTCAAACTTGGTGGCACTGATCCTGGCGATATTGGCGATACCGGCAGCCATCGCAGCCGCGGCTGCCGCCACTGCCAATCCGGGTCCCACTACGGGAATACCGATCATGGACTTATAGGCTCCGATAGCGGCTGAGAAGGTATCCACATAGCCTTGAGCCATAGCCGAGGCTTTCCAGAGCTTGAAACCACGCTCAGTGTCCTTGTCCTGGGCTGCAGCCAGATCACCGAAGATCTTGGAGATGCCACTAGCTACCTGCAGTTGGTGGTTGGTTCTGAGGGTATTGAGAGTCTCCTGTTTCTGCCGTTCGATCTCAACCTCGGTCATCCCTGCAGCAAGGAGTTTCTCTTTCATCCTCTCATAGTAACGATCCACTTCCAGAAGCTGCTTGCTGTAGCTATCACCGATGTTATCGAGATCACGAGAGTAGAACTCGTCCCGGATATCCTGTAGTTCTTGCAGCTTGGCTCGCTCTTCATCCTGACGCTCCTGAAGCAGTTTGACGTGTCGGGCATCGACCTCGGCTATCTGAGCTTGGATCAGTTGCTGCTCTTGCTGAGGAAGGTTCTGCAAAGCCCAGGCATAATACTCTTCCATGCTGGCTTTGAGAGCGGCATAGGAATCGACTCCCAAGTTCTCCAGATTGGAGAAGTAGTCGATCTCAGCTTTGTATCTGGATTGGACGGCATCCTTTTCATTGGTGGTGATTTCATTATCCTGTTGGGTCTTCCAGGCATCCAGGTTCTCGATAGCCTGACGTTCCGCATCACTGCCATCTTGAGTAAACTCCCTGATCAGGGCTAACCTTCTCTGGTATTCGGTTTCAATGCGAACAGTCTCAGTCTGCCTCAGTCGGGCAAGCTCTTCCATCAAGCGTAACGCTTCCTTGCGTCTGGATTCTGCTTCTGTGGCTGCGGGACTGGGTGCCGGAGCGGGAGCGCTGCCTCCTCCTCCACCACCGCCATTATCGAAGGTGAGATCAGGCACTTCCAGCATGGCCTTGCGATAGGCGTCGCCCAGAGCTTGCAGATCGTATTTGGCGGCTTGCAGACGTCCCGATAAGGCTCCAAATGAGTTGATCGTCCGTTCCAGCTTCATCCACTCACCATCGTTACCGAAGTAGGAGGCTGGATTGAAGCCCATTGCGTTACGATCACTGGTCAAGAACTCCCAGTCCACAGATGCTTTCAACTGGTTCATCCGAGCATTGGCGGTATTGTATTCTGCTCGCTTCTCATCCAGTTCGATCTGCAGTTCTGCTACCCTCTGCACCTGAGCATTGTATCTCTCGCCATAGATTTCTGAGATCTTCTTTTGAACTAATGCTTCGGATGCTGCCCGGAGTGCTGTAGCCAGGTTATTGTAGGCGGCTGTCTCTAGATTGATATTGCCAAGATACTCCGAGTAGTTGTCATTCAAGGACTTGATGACGTTCTTCATCTCCCGCTTATCTGCGGCTGTGAGTGAAGTGGCAGAGCGAAGCTCCAGCAAGCGATTAGCCAAGAGACTGAACTTCTCAGCTTCGACTGAGACCTGACGTTCTGCATCCTTGATCTCGTCTTTCATGCTTCTCTGGGCAACACTAACTTCATCAGTCTTAGCGGATGCCGCAGCCAGTCCGAAGCCCAAGGCAGACAAGGCACCTACCGCTATACCGATGATTCCCGCTACCGGGTTCATAGCTACCTGCATGGCATGATAAGCGGCTGTGAGAGCTATTACCGCAGTGGTGACTGTGCCGATAACCGGTATAGCGATAACGATACCTGCTACAAAACCTTTCATGACCGGAGACAGGCTGTTATAGGCATCCATGAGCAGCTTCAAACCCTTGAGCAGAGGATTTATCAGAGTGGTCAGCATATCGCCAACCGTCTCTTGGATGTCTCCCCAGGCATTGGCATTCTGCAAACGCAAATCAGCCAAAGCAGTTGCAGTTCCGCCATAGTCCTCACCTAGCTTCTCCACCAGATAGGATACCCCTTCTGTCTTCAAACGGGTATCATCCAGCTCAATGCCATATCTGCCCAACATCTCGGTATGCCCATTCAGAGCACGACCCATGAGATCAAATGCACTCTCAACGCTCATCCCGGTAGCTTTGTTGGCTTCAGTAAAGTCAAGCAATACCGGCACAAGCTGTTGAATCTCATCCTTGTTCAGCTTAAAGGTTTGGGACAACTTAGCCATCAGAGACAGCATCTTGTCATCCTCAAAGTTAGTTACCTGCTGCATCGAGGAAGCGAAGTTGCCCATCTCAGTAGCGGCATCGCCGAACGCTACCGAAGCCAGGGTCATGGCCTGTCTTTGACCAAGTGATGCATCCAACAGACCATTCATAGATCTAACCAGACCGCCCACTACCTGAAGGACTCCATCCACTGCGATCTTAACGTCACGTATGGTAGCCAGAGCCTGTTCCGCTGTGATCTTGACCGCAGCAGGCTTCTCTACAGCAGACTGAGTAGACTCCGCCTCCTGCTTGACTTCAGCAAGCTTGAGGCTGGCATCATTAGTGACGAGGACGAGTTTAAAGGTTAGGTCTGGCATAACATATTGACGAGATTCCGATTTCTATTTGTTTGGGAATCAGGAGATATGAATATGAATGGAATACTTACTTTGATTGGCTTAGGTTTGAACATGATTGGGGCATTAGTTTTAGTCACGTCAAACAAGGAACTGATAAAAACTATCATCAACTCGTTCAAACGTATTGAGAGCAACATGACGATTGATTCAATGGACGACGAACAGTGGTTTCCAAATGGTTGGGAAAAAGACTTTGAACGGGTAGTAAGGGTTAATCGTAGAACCAACGCATTTGCCTTTATAGCACTTGCAGCAGGATTCACTTTACAGTTCTTTACCACTGCCATTAACGTTCTCTGAAGTTTCTAATAAGCAGTTCTACTTCAGTCTGGAACGCTCCAGAGACAGAGTACTGCGTCTCGACTTCATCAATGATGCAGCCATCGTATAGCTGCTTGATGTAAGGATCGTTGTTGTAGGATAGCAGGAACTTGCCTTTGATTTGTTTGAGGGCTTCCGCCAGCTCTTCATGCTGGTTGAAGGCATCTGCGTCCTCACGTTCGTAGATGTGCTCCTTGGTATAATAGGGAGGGTCCAGATAGAAGAAGGTATGAGGCTGGTCGAACCGGGCTACGATCTTCTCCCAAGGCTGTTTCTCGATGATCACGTGCCGGAGGCGTTCCGAGGCATCCTTCACCTTGTCCAGATTCCTCAGGGGCATGTACTTGTAGCCTTGGTTGACGCAGAAGTTCTTGGATCGTGAGCCATAACTGCAGGCGAGGTTGTAGTAGAACTTGATCGCTCTCTCCAGCTCGGTTCTGGGCTCATGTTTCATGAAGTTATCGAACATCTCCCTGGCGATCAGATAGTTGTTTAGCTCAGTAACGAAGGCTTCGGGATGGTTCTTGATGTACTTCCAGAAGTTGACCAGATCGCCATTGATATCGTTATAGACCTCAGTATAGCGACTCTTCTTGGACAATTGCCAGTCTTCCTTATTGGCACTCTTTCCGAACAGTATCCAGGCAGCACCACCAAAGACTTCGCAGTAGATGTCATGCTTGGGTATCAGAGGTAGTATCTTCTTTCTAAGGATACGCTTGCCGCCTACCCAGGAGATGATGCTGTTCATGAAATCCCCCTGATGTCTTTGCTCGGTTTGGTCTTGAGCCTAGAGTTTTCCAGCTCGGATTCTACAAGATCGAAGTTGGCGATGATCACTTCATTGAACTCGGACTTGCCTTCTTTGCGGTTGATACCCTTGGTTCTGGTGACGTGCTTGATATCAAAGCCCTTGTATAGCTTGAGCACTTCCGGGTTATCGTCATAGCTGAGGATGAACCGTCCCTTGATCTTCTTCAGCTTGGCGCACAGGTCTTCATGGCTGAACTGCTTGCTGTTCTCGTAGGTATAGCCGAGCATGTAAGGCGGGTCGCAGTAGAAGAAGTTACTTTTAGTGTCGAATTTTTCGATCACCTTCTCGTAGGGGAGGTTCTCGATGATCACCGTATCCAGGCGTCTGTGGAGTTCCTTGATGCGTTCCAGGCGGTTATACATACTGGAGGTTCCACGCTTCTGAGAGGTGCCGAAGCTGTCACCCTTGCTGCCGAATGATCTGGTGATCAGGTACATGAACCTGGCGGCTCGCTGTATCTCGGTGAGGCCTTCCTGCTTGAGGATATCGCCAAAGAGCTTACGGCTGGCTACTAACCAGTCCAGTTCTTTGATCAGTTCATCAGGATGGTATTTTACCTGCAGGAAGAGGTTGACCAGGCGGTTATCGAGATCGTTATAGACTTCCAGATCACCCCATTTCTCTTTGTAAAGGAGCATCCAGGCAGCCCCACCGAAGGGCTCTATGAAGCCTGTGATGTCCTTGGGGACATAGGGAGCGATAACCTTTCTCAGCAGGCGTTTACCGCCTATCCAGCCGATGATGGCATCCATTATGTGTCTCCTTTGGTGTCGGTGATGCAGAGACGCAGATACAGCTCAGGAAGAGTGAGGGTATCGAAGTCCTCGTTGGTGAAGCCAAGTTTACGCAGGATCATTTCGAACCTCTCGAAGGGGTATTTGGAGACGCCGTTACCGCCAATCCGAAACTCCCGAGCCAACTTGCGAACCTCTCTTTGTTGGCTCTGATATAGACGAAAAAAGCGGAGATATGCTCCAGTGCTTCGAGGGCGTCCATATCGTCCGGGTCCTGGTTTGAGATGATGCGGATCAGCTCTTTATCGGCTTCCGATTGGCTGATCAGTTCAAGCAGTTCTACCTCACTCACTTTGGCTACCTGGCCGGAGAGGAAGTCCTCAAGCTTGGCTTTCAGGGTAGCATTCGAGATCGTGAGGCAGAGTATTTGCCGCAGTTGGCTATAGCTGAGTTTGGGTTCTCGCTTCATAGAATAGTCCTTTTCTTATTTACCAAAGAACATTTCGAGGGCAATGCCGAGTAAGAGCAGGAATTGCGAGGTGGAGACGGTTAGCAGTATCTTCATGTTCGTCTCCACTCTCGCCATCCTGGTTACCAGTGACTTGTTACTGTCACCATTGCCATAGATCTCCTCGTGAACCGAGTCTATCTTTTCTTTGATCTCAGGTTTGCACTGGCAGTCCATAGCAGTTCCTTGTTTTAGAGTGTAATTGCGAAGAGCAGTAATCTTATACTCCCGCAGGGATGTCCTTAAGCAGGAAGATCTTGTTGGAAGTGACTCCGGAGAACTCGGTGGAGATGACTACGTTGAAGAGGCCATCAGCTTCTCCCGACCAGTCGACTGTCCAGCGCAGTCCGGTGAAGATCACTGCTCTGTCATAATCTTTGGAGACCACCACGATGGTGGTGTCCTTGCTCATGAACAGTGTGCTTTCCAGAAAGTTCTTCTGCTTGGTGGATAAGCCGGAGACGTTGAGTTCGACCGTGCTGGTGCGCTTGCCGGGAATGGTATAGTTGCGGGTCTTGAGCTTGGACAGCTTGGAGTCCGTCTTACCGGGCTTCTCGGCCAGTTCACCGAGCAGGTCGAAGTTGGTAGTCAGTTCCGTCTTGACCGCAGCTTGAGTGGCATACAGCGTTTCTATGGATAATAGATCGTAGGTGCCGATCCCGAAGTAAACGAGATCGGCAATCAAGACGTCCATGAGCTTGCTGAAGCCGAGGTCACCCTCGGTCATGTTGGAAGGATAGGTGGGCTGCGAAATAGGCTGGGGCATCAGAACACCCCTTTGATCGCCTTGCCGATGCTAAAGAGCCATTTGCGGTTGTGGAACACGTATTCGATGGCTCCTCCGATGGTGCCGAAGACCTTGAGGATAACATTGGTCTGCTTGGCCGGGAGGGACTTGGTAGCCCGCTCAACTGCCAACTGCTTCTTGGCATAGTCATCCAGGTCTTTGGTGGCAGGATTGATCTTGATGTCCTGGATAATGTCCAGGATGATAGCCAGAGCCGAGTTGACCTTGGCCTTGTCGATTACACTGCCGGTGGTTCTGGAGATGATCCAGACTACCAGAGCTGAGACCAGACCCAGGATAAACTCCTGATTGGCGAAGATGAAGTCCATAGATACTCCTTATGTTGTTATTGCTTAGGTGGTGAGCTTGAACACTTTCACGAAACCAGAAATGTAGGTGATGCCGGGACGGATACGGATATACCAGTGGTACTTCCAATCGCTTCCGTGGTGTTCGACTTTAAGTTCGGCATCAGTGCGATAGCCGACGATGATGAACTTGGGCAGACCGCCGATGATGTAATCGGCATCCATGAGACGGGGTTTGACCGGGATACCCGCAAAGGAGACGTTGCCGCCTTCGAGCAGCAGGCGATCTCCGGCTCCGGTCTCACGCTTGGCGAGTTCGGCCCGGATACGGATCAGGTCCTTGTGAGCCACGTAGAACTTGAAGTTCTCCTGCTCTTCTAACATCTCATCCGAAAAAGCGAGGAGAGCCGCTTCGAAGCGCTTCGCCCAGTCGGTGTAAGTGGTCTTGGAGAGGTTGGTGACATCGGTGGCTGTGGTGGCGAGCTTAATCACTCCATCCAGAGCCTTGATCTTGGCAGTGGCAGAGGCTCGATCACCCTTGAAGAGCAGCAGTCTGATGGCCTTCTCGGTCTTCTTGGCGATGTGGTTCTCCACATAGGCTCCGAAGGCATCTTCTCCGTACTTGTCCTTGTAGAACTCGACCACATCACGGCCCAGGGTGAACTCGGCATTGAGTATCCCGGTGGGGACTGAGAGATCGGCAGTACTCACGTTCTGAGCGGTCAGAGCGCCATCGAGGCTGTTCTTGAAGACCAGATCATCGATCAAGCCGACGTCGATCTTCTCGTCCTTTAGTAACGGCAGAACCGAGATATCCGAGAGTGTATCTCCCGGCTGGCTTCCGATCACCTCGTCAATGAAGAGCGAAGTTGTATTAGCTGTCAGGATGTTCATGGCCTTGCCGGAGTCCACATCGGAGATGCCTTTGTATATCTCACGATGCGAAGCCTTGACCATGATCTTGTTACCATCGATGGTAACCTCTTTGTCCACATTGGAGAGGTTAGCATCCGGTTCTCCGGGTATGGACTTGGAGATAGCTCTGCTCATGGTGACAGAGAGATCTTTGAGACTCTTCTCGATGCTGTGTATGGCATCGCCAAGCTGGAGATTGGGATTACCCTTCTCCAGCTCACTGATCTTCTCAGTGATGGCGGTAATGCCCTTCTGCAGCTCGGAGTTGTTGTTGTGCTCCGCTACCTTGCGAAGCGAATTGAGCTCGTTCTTGATCTCGGCCAGGCTCGCTTCCGCACTGCGGTAGTCATCGGCTCGTCCGTAGATCGAGACTCCATTGAACTCGCCTTTCTCGACCTTCTGCCAGAGCTCACTGCCCAGATCTTCGCACTTCAAGACCTGGACCCAGGCTCCCACCTTGGTATCGGGGAAGTGTTCCCGGTCACTGGTCTTGAGGATGTAGTTCTCGACAACGGTAAACTCAGGCACCGGCTGCATGTTGTGATTGACGTCACATTTGCCGACCAAGCCATGCTTGGCGAAGTGGTCGCAGGCCTTCTGAATCTCTTCCCGGGTGTAATAATCGCCCTGCGAGTCGTGGATGTTGGGCTCCATCAGGGTGACGAATAGGCGTCCCTGGGTGCCCTGTGTTTCGCTCTTGAACTTGGCTGAGTTGATCTTGTGTTCAAAGCTTCTACCGGAAGCATTCTTGACCACAAAGCCCTTCTGATTGGCGGGAGTCATCTCATCGAAGAGAAGCGAGACCAGCTCGACTTCTACGTTGCGGAGTTCTCCCTTGAGAATGGTGCGTTTACGATTCACGCTACCTCCTTTGGTATTGTTATGTGCTTGATTGTCTATTCTGTTGATTCTCATAGTTTGTTAGTTTCCAAAGTTCCGATTCTGCATGAAGAGTTGCTCATCAGCGGTTTGCAGAACTTCTGTCAGGTTGCCGAAGTTGAAGTCTTCCGGCTTGACGTTCCAGCCGAAGTCGAAGTTGAACTCGTTTGCCAGGGCTAGTGCCAGGCGGTTCTGCAGCGGTCTGACCACGAACTGGTAGAACATCCGCATATCGCTACTGTTATCGCCACCAAGTTGCCCAGGGATAAGCTGTGAGACGATCCTTGCCGGGACTCTGTGATAAGCTAGGATACCTTCCCGGAGGTCTTTCTTAAGCCCAAGAAAGCCGCCTTCCCGGTCCTGCTGTCTGAGCGGCTCCAGGCGTATCTTCACGTCCCTGCTCTCACTCTCGATCAGCACCGTGGAGTGGCTCTTGGCATTACCTTTGACTTCGGTTAAGGCTTTCTCAATCTCGGTATAGGCATCGGTAAGAATCTCATTGCCCTGCTCGTCGGTGACGGTTCCGTCTCTGAGGGTGCCGCCTTCCACGATCACGAAATAGTCGATCATGAGGCCGTTCTTGAAGTTGTTGTAGTCGAAGGTCTTGATCTCGCCCAAGATCTCGATGTTGATGGCAATGGGCAGGCAGGCTAGTCCCCAGGCGTTTGATCTATGTGTGGACTTCTTTACGTGGATGATGTCCTCGTAGGCGAAGTCCTTCTTCTGATTGTTCTTGACCTGGATGTAGTTCGGCTTGAAGAAGCCGAACTCGTCATAGTTCTCCACGATCTGAACCTCAGAGGGCAACAAGCGCTCCAGTCCCATCCATTGTCCTTGGGCGTTCCTCATCTTGATCAGGAAGCCGTTACCACACGCGAGATAAAACTTAATCATCTCGCTTAGGATGGTGGTCTGGTCTTCACATGCAGGGAACTCAGCATTTTCCATCCAAGCCTTGACCTGGCTGTTCTTGCAGTCAAACTGCATCACGGTAGACATAGACAAGGCATCAATGCATCCGGAGTGGTACTCGTCGGTATCCAGTAAGTTGAGCAGATTGCTCATCGAGTAGGGCTGAGAGACAACTTTCTTGGTCTCGGCAGCCTTGGATACCAACTGCTTACCAATCCGCTGATACTTGGATAGATCTATGGGTTCCGGCTTGTATTTGCTCTCCAGTAGCTCTCTGGCAGAACTGATAGCCAGGTTGTAGGCACCTATACGCATCACTCTCATGATCCCGCTCCTGTGCCGCTCTTCAGCAGGTCAATCTTGGCGATCCTGACCAGTCTGGTACCGTCTATACGGCTGGTGTAATACTCGATACTCGGCAGGTCCCGGTTCATCAACTTCTGATAATAACTCCGGAACTTCTCCTTGAGCGAGTAGATCTCTGAGTCCGGGTCGGATACATTCTGAGCATTGACGATCAGGTAAACCGTCCAGGCGATATCGGTATCCACATACTGGCGGGAGGTGCCATGCTTGCCTGTCTCGGAATCGAGGATCAGGATGGCGCAGGGTAGGTTCTTGGGGATGTTGTCCTTGTTGAATAGGGTCTCAGCCACACCAGCAAGATTAAGAGCTTCTGAGATGCGGTTGCGTTCGGCTTGGTACTTCTCAAGAGCGGTCACAGGCTCACCTCGATATCGTTCAACTGCTGATATATCCACTGCTCCCGGTTGGCGATGACTGAAGCAAACACATTACGAGCGGCAATGCCTTCCCGCTTGATCTTGCCCCGGATGAGATAGGCGATCTCGGCTACGGTCAGAGCTTTCCCCGTCTCTTTATCAGTCCAAGACAGGTGCTTGCGTTCGACCCATTGGGTGAGGGGAGCGATCGGAGTCCAGGAAGGCACTTTGCCGCCCAAAACGAAAGGTTCGTGTTTCACGTTCGAGCCTACTCTCAGGATCATGGCAGTATCGGTGGTCTGGAGCAGATAGCCGGTATTGCCATAGAAGTCGCCCTTGTCATAGATCTGCTGTGCCAGAGTCTCCTTACGGGACTCGGCATCGATCACCGAACCGATCAGGTGTAAGCGGCTCTCCAGTGCGGCATAGATAGATCGGTAGATCTCAAGCATCAGCTCATCAGGACTGTTATAGCTATCAGGCATCAGATCACTCCCACCCGGATAGCACGAGGCTGTCTGGGCTTGAGTTCGTTCAGGCGATCCAGACCGGCTGTATTGAGATAGGAGCTTAAAACGGACAGTGCTCTCAGCTCAAGATTGGCTTTGAAGGCGTCAATTTCGCTCCCTGTGAGCAGTTCGGTTGCCGATTGGTCTAATCCTACGGTCTTGACTATTCCCTCGCCCAGGGTCTTTAAATTGAGAAACTCACATGTACTGTGCAGCATCAGGAAACAGAACCCAAAACGAAAAGAAACGAGAAGAGGCTCCTCTTCCGGAAGGTCATCGTGAGTAGCATGATCATAGTGCTCCTGCAGTACCAGTGAGTGGATCATCTCCATGACCAGCCCCTGATGTTCCTTGAAGATGCCATTGTTGGCCATCTCCTTGGGCAGGTTGAGGATGGCGAGCATGGCATCAACCTCGACCGGGATAGGTATCACTGCCCCTTCCTCATCAGCTCAGAAAGCTCAATCGCTCTCATTCCAACCTGCTTCGCCCACTTGGACGCAAGCATGCCATTGGCAGCCCTTTCCCAGTCTCCTGCACCGATAAATCCCAGCGTATTCTTGAACTCCAGGAGACCCTTGATACCGAGGTTGAAGCACATATTCAGCAGCACCGACTGACGCACATCATCGAGCTTATTGTAAATCTCGGGAATCTCATCGATAAGCCACTGCTCGCAGTCTTGGATATCTCGCTCCAGCATGGCATAGGCCTCTTTCTGGGAGATTCCCCGGTCATCGAGATTGCGGCCAATACCGATGGTCAGCTTGCCTGCAGTGCAGCGGTATGGCTTCAGTCTCAGACCTTCATGCCTGACTAACTGAGCTTTGATTCGGTTCATCAACGCTTCGGTCATGCTATCTCCTTGTTCCAGATGTGATCATTGATCCAGAGCCAGGAAAGCACTACCCTGTATGATGACAAATCAGGATGTATAAGGATGCGACAGAAAATTGGTATTCTAAAATTCTATTTGCTTTTTGTAAGCCGTCGACTATTTTAGCAATATAGCTGTAGTTATAGCCATATGGTTGGAAAGTATGAACAAGAACAAAGAGTGATGCCTGCTGAAGCTGGATTTTATCATACTGAATGATATGGAAGTTACCCTAGAAGAATTTTAAACGTTCAGCTTTTTTTTAGTGGTAAAAGGAGATATTTAACAAGGTAAGAATCAAACTAGGAGGAACTATGATTTCGAGCAGATTTGCTTTATCTTTCTTTTTGATAATTATGCCCATATTTGTAATGCATGGTTTAAATGACATGCCTCTGCTGGCGCAATTGCAGGGTGAACATAATGCGTCTGCTTTTGGTTACAGCATAGTAAGCTTAGACTTTAACCACGATGGTATCGATGATTTAATTGTGTTTTCTATGGCTTATGGTTATCAGTATCAACAAAGTCCATCTCGGGGGAAAGTCTATGTGTACTATGGTGGCACTGGCTTTAGCTCAACTTCAGAGCCAGCCATGACCTTGGAGGGGGATTATCCTGAAGGTGAGCAGAGAAGAATTAGTTCAATCAGAAAACCTGGTGATGTAAACGGGGATGGTTTTGACGACCTCATTATTGGGGACCGAAACCCAGATATTCCCGGAAGTGTAAGATACTTATTTTTCTTTGGGGGAACAAGCGATTTAACAAGCCCTGATAGGATTGAATATCCTCAGCCTGGTGAAAGCTTTGCCACAATACACGAACTTGGCGATGTCGATGGGGACGGATTTGGTGATATTGGGATTTCCTATCAGATAAACTACTATACCTATTTCGATATCATGTGGGGAGGATCTTTTACCCGGCAAAACATACTTAGTTTAGACTTTCAAAGCGGAGATCCTGACGGATCAATTATTGGTATTGGTGACATAAACGGCGATGGATATCATGATTTTTCCATAGGATATCTTGGTGAGCAACAGGGATATGATCAATTCTCTACGGTATGCGTGTATTATGGAAACAGTGAAAGAGTTTTTTCTGATTATACGCCCATTGTCCACACGCCCAATTCCATCACGAGAAAATGCATAGCCCTTGGGGACCTAAACAATGATGGGTTCGACGATTTTATGGGATACTCTGACAGCCGCGGAATGAATGTTTGGCTTGGAACCGATACCGGTCTTACACCGGCTCCGAGCTTCAGCTTAAATCCAAGATATTTTGGAAATGCACAACTTCGCGGATTGGACCATGGTGACTTTAATGGCGATGGTTTCAGTGACGTAATCGGAGCCACTTATCAGGGTCGGCGGTTTGCCGTCTGGTTGGGCTCAGAAAATATGGATGGAATTGCAGACTGGCAGAAAGTCAATTCATTCGAAAACTACGGCTATGATGTTGCAGTTGGGGATTTTAATAGTGATGGATGTGAGGACATCTCAGTTTCTGCGCCGTTTGAGGAGGGTATATGGCCATATCATGATTTTCGAGGGTATGTATTTATCTATGGCGGTAATCCCGGAATGGTTGCTAATGATGATCTCATTGCGCCACAACTAATAGATCAATTGCATATGAGATTGAGTCCCAATCCCGTACGAACTAATGGAGAGATTACAGTTTCAATTACGGGAGTGGATATAACCAGAGAAATGCCCTTGCAAGTTGAAATCTTTAACCTTAAGGGCCAAGTTATCTATAAATCTGACATCAATAGCATATCATCAAATGAATCGGTAAGCACTGTTAATCTCTCCAATTATCCTTCAGGTGTATACCTATGCCGGGCAAGGATTGGCAACATGTCGACCAGTAAGAAATTTACCATCATTAAATAAGGAGATCATCATGAAAAAGTACTATACCCTTTGTATGTGTTTTTTATTGGGTGTAAGTGTGTGGGCAGTGGATGCCAATGAATTTCTTATAGGAGCATATTCTCAGTATCAGATAAGATATGCTGGTGATAACTATGCTGCAAACTTCGATTCACTTGGTGTGTATCTGAACAATGCTGGTTACAATGCCACGATTTACAGCTTAACCTCTGGATCCGAAAATCGTTTATCGACGATTCTTCAAAAGCTTCATGAATCAGACATCAAGAGTATGCTTCACGACAATACCTGGTCCCCCGGTGAAGGCAGGTTGGGGGTTGGCAGTACAACCTTTGGGAATAGACTACAAATTGAAGCCGAATATCAGCTTAAGACTGAAGTAGTAAACGGAAATACTATCTTCGTTGTTGATGATCTGTCCACTGATAATCAAACTTTGTGCATGGAGTCCTACGATATTGTCACAAAACATGATGTTGGAAGCCGAGTATATAGTATAGGAGATTATGAATTTTCAAACGATAATGCATGGGTTTGTGATTCATCTCAAGGACATTTGGCAGGGAAAGCTATCTCTAATCCAAGAAAAAGATGGAAACCCTCTTGGGTGTCATGGCCGAGCTTGTTAAGTAAGGATATAGTGTTCCTAACTAGGGCTATCAATGACAATAAGCTATATCTAACCGTGGCTTTGAGTTTCGAAAACATACCCAATAGCATGCCAGTTGCTGATATCAGCTTGAAGCTATACGACCCACCCAACCCTGATACATATTCAGAATATGGACTCACTGATCCATTGGATTATGTAAATGTAACACTAACACCAGTAAACTCACTTTATGGTACTAGTATTGTAGCACAAACATATCCCTCTGAAATGCAGGATTCCTATGGCAACTATATCTTTGAGTACTTCGTAGATTTATCTGCCCTTACAGCGTATATGAAGGGCTCTTCGAATTCTTCTACACGTGAATTCTACCATATTAATCCGGAAATCTTTTGGCACGGAAACGGTAAACTCATAATTGATTACATAGCGATTGAGGACGAGTTCAATAGATCCGTAAGACAAGATCCCAATTCTCCTTACATTACCCAGATCGACTCTCAGATTAATTCTTTGGCGGGTTATGATACCCACAACAATCTACTCTATCAGATGAGCATGGATGAACCAAGAGCTGGTCAACTACAAGTATACAAGAATCTCAAGAATCATTTGAATTCTCTACCACAACATCCCAAAATTATTACTGCAACCAATCTTTGGGACTATGATGTTTACGATCCGAATGGATTCAAATACCATTTCCCCAAACGATTTTTATATGAAGCAACCCCTGATAGAATTATGGTTGATGTGTTTCCTTTACAGGGGAATATAGTTTGGAATGGTAGCAACCAAACAGTGCAGACGAGAATCGATAGAATGATACACTACTATTATTACAGCTTATTAAAGAATGTGCAACAATCGAATAATCCAGACACCGAAATATTCTATATCCCACAAACATTTGGCATTGCTCTCCAGAACTCAGATAACTGGTCATATAATATGCCTCCATTAAGTATGTTAAAGGTACTAAAGTATTTACCTCTATGCTACGCAGCTGATGGTATGGTAGATTTCTGTGTTGCTTCAAATCCAGTAAAGCTAGATGCAAAGGAAAAAGGGTATTGGGTAACTCCATTATCTCAGGATGAAGCTGCAGGGGATTTTATGGATCAGTATGACAATTTGAGAATTACTGACAATGTTTCAGCATACAATATGATAGCTGAAGCTAACAGTAAACTTGCTCTTTATGGTCCGACAATCAGACAATTGAACTGGCTTAACACTAATAAACTCATGACAACCGGTGTTGAACCCACGCCTGCATTAAACAGCGCTGATCAGATCAGCTTAAATAGCGTCCTTCTCGATAATCTAGTGGTTGAAGCAGAGGAAGATAATACAGGTTATACAGGGTTTGTTCAATGTGGATATTATAATGATAACCAAGGGCTCCCTTATTTCATGCTTGTAAACCGAAGGGCTGTTTATAAAAGGACTGGAAACGATGTCCCAGCAAATGGTACACCGGTTAGATATGTTGATTATTTTTTCAGAGATGCTTCATCTCAAACCGTTTGCTTTGAGCCGGACAATTCCAGCCATAATATCTTCGGAACTCATGTTGCTCTTTATGACGCATATGATAACTCAGTTTTCCAAACAGAAGCAGGAGTGATCAGCGTAGAAATGGGGCCTGGTGATGGACGACTTCTTCAAATGTGTTCAAGCTTGCCCCCGACAGTGACCAGCAATTCAGTTGTTAAGAATGTTGCATACTTGTCGGGATCGATAACCATCGGTACTGGTGCTAGCGTAACGATACAGGCAGGCACAAGAACAACCATTTTCCCATACACAACTATACATGTCAATAGTGGCGCAACATTAAACGTCTCCGGCGAGCTAACAATTGCCGACAATGTGTCATTTATAGTTGAAGAGGGTGGTCAGATTAGCTTTGACGATGCGATCTGTACTTGGGGTCAAGGATCATTTATCGAAGTCAATGGAGGCTCACTATCAATTGATTCTAGCTCATTGGATAGGTCCTCAAGTGCTACAAGATGGAAGGGGCTAAGAGTAACTAATTCAAATGTAGTCACTATTACTGACGCAACTATCTCAAATGCCGAATATCATCAAGTGATTAATTCTAACCTTCTAATCTCCAATAGCAGCTTCAATATTCCAGCGAATTCATGGGGATTGTTGCTCAAGAATAGCATAACAGGATATCAGACTGAAATTATCAACACTGAACCCGGACGTGGGTTTTACGGAACATCGAATCTAACATCCAAGGGTATATACCTCTATACCATGAGAAATCCAGCCTATTTCAGCAATGTTGATTTCCAGAATCTTAACTATGGGATATTCAAATCTGCAATTCCTTACGCAACAGACTCTGTTTCGGAATGTAACTTTGTTAATTGTGATACAGGCATCCGCCTTTGTAACAATGAAAATGGCACAGATATCCAACAGTGTAGCTTCGCAAACACTCAGACAGGTAAACAAGGTACAGGAATTCAACTTGTTGCCTCTTCACCAACTATCTCTACAAGCAACTTCACAAACCTATATCGAGGAATTCTCACCGAGTTTGCACTCATCAGTGGAATCGGCATTGAGTCCAGTGTAACCGAATCAAACTTCTACAATTGTGAAATGGGAGTGGAGAGTAGAAGCTCTAATCATCGGTTGAAGGCAAACTACTTCAATCGCAATAACTCAGGCATTGTCAATCACGCAGGTTCTAATCTGAACCTCAGTTACGATGCGAATAACGTCTTGATGAACCATAATGACAATATCGTGTTCTACGATACAATGCCCTATGAGTCTACGATTCAGCTCTTCACGGGACACAATGACTTCTACCATTTAACGGATAGTTCAACGAGTATTAGTGCCATAGATTTCAGCTTTGACACTAATTATTACAACTTCCCTATTACACCAGATTTCAAAATCAATGCCAGCAAAAACTGGTTCCAAGACGACCAAGTAACTGTTAACAATCCAGCCTATGATGACTATGTGTATGTCGATTTATATGATCCATCACCAACCATGCCTGCTCCACCTCCGGAAAATGATAGGCTTTTCATTGCTCTCGGATACGAGTCTCAGGAGTTGTACGAATTGGCGTGCGCTACTTATCAAGCTATCATAGATGATCAATTGGAGGAAGAGCAAACATACGTAACCAGCGCAATCGACGGCTTGTATCGCTGCACAAAGATGATTCCGAATCCTGCTTGGGAACTGACTGACTATTTCGATACGAAGGCTCTTCAATATGCTATTGATGATCCAACTCTCAGTGCTATCCTCAAGGATTATCTGGCAAAAGTGTTCGTACTCAACAAGGACTTCCAGGCTGCAGTTGATCTCATTCAACTACGCATCGACAACCCGATTAGCGAAATCGATTCACTAAGAGCGGTTTTGGATTTGGAGATAGTGCTTCAACTGGCGGCAATGGAAGAAGATAAGCGTCCCTTAACGACTAAATATGCCCAATATCAGTATCCAGATATCCAGGTATTTGATGTGATGCATAGCAGCAATTGGGATAAGTACAATCGCGCTTTACGTCAGAATGATCCAGAAACTAATTCCGTAATAGCGCCAACGCCTCAAATCCAAAGTAATTACCCCAACCCGTTCAATCCCTCCACCACGATAGCATTCAGTATCCCAGAGACCGGGCGAGTCCGTGTATCTGTCTATAATATTAAAGGGCAGAAAGTAAAGGACTTGCTTAATACTGAAATGACCCGTGGAAATCATAGGCTGGTTTGGGATGGCAGAGACACTAACAACCGTAACGTTGCCTCAGGCATCTATTTCATTAAACTAGAATCGGGAGGCAAAACCTCAATTCGTAAAGCAATGCTTATGAAATAGTAACTAACGACCAATTGAAAAAGCCCGGGGCAACCCGGGCTTTTCTATTAGATAATGCTTCCAATGATTTGATCTATCCGAGCCTGTGTGTCGATTGTTAGTGCTAAAGCAGTAACCATCCGGCAGTAATGAATGGAATCGGATAGGCTCTTGCCCTTGCGGTCTTTGAGGTATTTATGCAGCACTTGATAACCGCCAATGTGATAGTTCCACAACTCTGGGGTGATGCCCTCAAAGTGCTTATCATCATTGATCTGCACGATACTCTTGTCCTCATCGTATTGGATAAACTCAACAATGTCATTGGAACCGCTACCCTGGTACCGTGCTAAGGGAGGGCTTAACCGTGGAGTTTTAAGTAAATGGATGTCGGCAAGCTCTTTGCCCATTTCCGCCAATTTACTGAAGAGCTCATAATCCTCTGTGAAAGGTATGCGGGGGAAATCCATCCTGAGATATTGCGCAAAACGTTGGCGGTATTGATTGCTGTGCAGGATCGCATAGACGTAATAGAAGAGCTGCTCCGGCTGGAACTGAGGCCATTGCTTTCTGAATATATCCAGAAGCTCTGGAACGATATTGTATTGGCGACCAGTGGTGGCAAAGATGTCTTCTTTGTGCTCGTTTGGGTAGATATAAAGGGGGAATACATAGGATATCTCACTGGTTCTGTTCGAGATGTAGCAGCTTTCAGATATCGTGCTTGAGAGCAGAACATGCTGCCATGTATCAGAGGTCTTAACCTGCCTTACAGTTACCATCCCCACATTCTCCTCCAGCATATGCCTCATGACCTCGTTGCGGGGCATACAGTGGAATCCTCTGCTTTTTCCAGTGTAGTATGTATATCGTGTATCAAATGGACGGTAGAGAATAGGTTTGATGTTCTCATCGTTCAGTCCGCTGTCTTTCAAATCTTTTTGAGCGTAACCTACTTTCCAGTCCCGGGCATCATTACCAAGCTGATAGGCTACTCTTGCGGTTTCCGTGTCCAGTGATGCGAAATGGTGAATAGTTTTGCGAACCTTGTTTGGAGTATCCTGGATCGTGAGTCCGTCTCTGGCTGTGACTATGCCCACACTATTGATCGGGAAGATCTCCGGCAGGCTTGTCCACTTGAGATAATGCTCGTTTCCGGTAGCTTCAGGGCGGAAGAGATAGAATGGAGAACCGGGGCTTAGTTCCTGATAGGTGTTGGCTTGGAACGGATTGTTATCCAGCCAGTCATACTTGAACTGGCGCGGGCCATATAGCTCATTGTGGCGCACCCTTTTCTCTTTTGGGTCTATACCCTTCACCATCAAGACAATGGCGGTTCCCTGCTGGATATCAAAGACGTTCTCGTCCTTGCTACCATCAAGGCTGGTCTCTTTCTTCTTGGTATTGCCATGCAGATCTAGCACATAGATTTCATCAAAGGTATGCATCAGGCTTTGGCGCATACCTCTGAAGGTGGGATTATCCAGATAGCCGTGATTGGTGATCATGCCCACAATGCCTTTACCCGCCTTGTGTATCTTCCATTGGGCAAAGCGTAGGAACTTCACATAATCGTCTTGCAACCACTTAGGGTTCTTTTCACCCAAGGGCTTGCCATCTACCGTATAATAGCTTTGCGCTCCATCCAGATCGGTTTTCAGTAGCTTCTCTGTCCAGGCGTTGCTATTTTCACTAGCTCCGCTATAGGGTGGATTGCCCATGATCACCAAAATCGGGTCCTGGTGTTTTACCTTGTTTGCCAGAGCACATTCATCACTGATGTCATGTGTGATGGGCATTTCTGTTTGCAGAGGAATGTCCGGCTCCAATGTATTAGATAGATAGAGCTTGAAGCGTTCATCTTCGCCCAGTTCATAGCCATGTTCCGCCAAGAGATAGCTGATCTTGAGGTGTCCTACGGTGTAGGGTGCCATCATCAGTTCAATGGCGTAGAAGTGAGGTAGGATGTGGTGTTTGATCAGGTTATGAATACTGCCGTTGCCGTATTTAGCAGTGTGCTCTTCAATAGCCACTCTGATAGCTTCCGCGGGGAAGGTGAGGGTTCCGGCAGCCGGATCAAGTATCGTAACATCATCTGAGGCAAGGCCATCCGCTTTGGCAAAGTGGCTTTTGAGAAGACTGTTGATACTGCGGACGATATAGCGCACCACAGGCTCAGGGGTATAATATACACCACGCTTTTCTCTCAGCTTAGGGTCGTATTCGCTTAAGAAAGTCTCATAGAAGTGCACGATGGGGTCTTTGCCCTTGCCCTCGCTGTAAAAGCGGTGCAGGATCATTTGGATATCAGTATTGAAGAGTATATCCGCTATGTCATCGATCAAAACAGCCAAAGCCTGGGGAGGCTCTTCCAGGGAGATAAACCTAAAGATGCTCTTCAGGATGCCCAGAGTGCCGGGGATGTATTTATAGATGAGTTCTCGGTTGAATTCACCCTCACTGCGAGTGCGGGCTGCAAAGATGCCATAGGTGAGGGTTTGGGCATAGAGATCGGCAAATTGCGCTATGGTGAGGTTGTTGATCAGCAGCTTTTTGAATGATTCATAGAAGTTCAGTAATACCTTCCTACCTTGCATCTCCTCCTCTGCCAGTTCAATGGTGATGATCTCGTCCCGTAGGAAGCGGGTACGTTTTGCCAGTGCATTAGCCAGGCTCTTGGGATCGGTAATGGCAGGAAGTGAAAAGCTGAAATAGCGGGTAAGCAAGGCGGCAAGCTCATCAACATGCGAAGCTGGAGGAGTGATGTGCATCTGGGTGGCATTGATCGGACTGGCGATTGTGACACTATCTACAAACATCCCATGCTGATAAAGCCGGAACTCATAGAAGTTGGTGAGAATGAGATTGGGAAAGGTAGTTAGGTAGCGCTTGAGCTGTTCGCTTACTGCAATGGGATCAAGGTTGTAAGTCTCCGGTTTCTTGGCTTCGATATAGCCTGTGATGTGGGCTTTGCCATCCCAGACACGGAAGTCCGGGTTTCCGGCTTCGGTTGTCTTGGGCAAGATACCCACTTCGCATTTGCTGATCTTACTCAGCTTGGCATAGGCCTCGATCATGTCCTTCAGACAATGATAAAAGGACTCTTCCCGGGCGTCTCCCCGGTTGATGATCTTTTGTAGATCGTTTAGGTATGTAACCAGAATAGCTTTCAACAACTCGCAACCCCAATCTTTGTAATATTTCTATAATAGCAAGGTCAAATAGAGGGGATATTCGGTCAACCACTTTTTGTTTGAGAAGATCTTGATCGGGATACTGATAAGTTGAAACAGACAGTTCAGGCCTGTATATCAGGTGGGAAACGTGATATCAAGCTCTACTCAGTCCAGATAAGCGTTGTCGTCCTGCACTTCCAATGAAATGGAGGGAACGGTGTATGCGCTCCGGATACACATATTGGATTCATCTCTGAGTCATATTCGATCTGATCCTCTTTGATCCAAGGTGCAAGGGCTTTGATGTATTCCCGTGCATCGTCCAGGCTATTAGACTTGGTATCCAGAGCCATGAGACTATCCATTACTTCGATTGCATCGTTTAGTGGATAGACCCTATCTTGGGCAGCCAGAGCCCGGCAGATGTCACTGGTGCGATCATCCAAGATCACCACGAGCTTGTAGTATCTTGCTTTGGCTTTCTTATAACCTTGCAGCCTTCCGAACTCCCGTATTCTCAGAGCGGTATGCTCTGCCAGTCCCTGCCAATAATGGGATGACTTATCTGCGATATCACCAAACTGTTGTTTGAGGGTATCAGCCAGCATCTCTTTCGTATATCCCTGTTCAATAGCTTTGGAGAGGGTATCAGCAAAGTTCTGGCGTACATCAGCTTCAAAGTGATTCCCGATCCAGAACAACTGTTGCTTTTGGATGGTGGAGGAGAGATGCTGATCTTCAATGCCCCAGAGCCCTATACTGGTCTTAGTGGGTGCTTGCACTTGGACATCTTTCAATCCGAGCCGCACACAGCGGTCTATTATCGCTTTGGTGGGCTCATTGACCATGGCTGCGAAGTCAACTCCCAACTGGGTATTGATGATGCCCATAAGCTTATCTATGGAGTCCTTGTTGATCTTCTCTGCTCTTGGCATATCACTCAGCATTTGGATGGCAAGCCGGGAGGCATCTCGTATCTCGGTCTTCCAGGCATTGTTTAGTACCCGGTAATATTCCAGCATCAGATTATCGTAATAGTTCATCAGAAACTGAATCTCCTTACCTTGACTCTATTCCTGCCGATATCGTATTCAGAGAAGCGTTCCAGACATCCTGCCAGAGCATCACAGCCATCGATATAGCCATCAGGATAGGTGAGGAACTGGGAGATCAGGGTTGGTGTATCCTGTCCCTCCGGAAAGAGCACCATGGCGGTCTCGATGATGGTCTCGGTTCTTTCTATACGCAGGTTCTTGTTATCCTTGTTATCGATGCGCTTGATTCTATGGCTCATGGGTGGGATATGGTTATCCGTAGCCCACCTGTCGAAGTCAGCAAGGATACGTGCCTGTCCGTAGGTGGTTTCGCATGCTGCTCTGGTTTTTACTCTGTAGATTCTGTCCAACTCCTGATAGGCATCATAGTAGTATCTAAAGAACTTGGTGTTCTCAGTCTGACGTATCCAGACGTGGATAACATAGAAGCGGTTACCATCATAGCCTATGGAGATGACAGCCTTGTAACAGCCCTTCTCTCCCCAAGCAGGATCGGCATATAGCCAGACCCGCTTCATCTGGGATGGCTCTGGCAGGGTTCTATACTTGGTGAACCAGTGGTTCTTGAAGATGTTACCTTCAATTACCGGCTGACCCAGCATCTCTCTTTGATACCCTGTTTGCCCGAACTTGGCTCGCAGGTTTGGCAGAGTGGCAGTAGGGTATTGAGCCTCCCAGGTGGACTTGCCATGCATATCTTCGAGAGAGAAGCGCAAAATCGCTTTCTGGTGCGTTTTCAGGATCGATTGGTATCTTGTGTCCAGATCGGGATTATCTGCCAACATTTCGCCTAATATGAGCTCATGAAACTGGCAGATAGCATAGTTGGGATGTACCAGGTTACCGAGCCAGACGATCTTGCCATTTCCCTCCGGAGAGAGCGCTCCGGCAAGCTCCTGGGAGATCTTCTCCATGCGTCTCTTGCCGATGGACTGGTTACCCATGTTCTCTTCTTTGTCGATATCATCACAGACGATCAGTCCGGGCCGCTTGGCAGTCTTGGGATTGATAGTACCACGATGACTCTGCTTGGTGCTTCTGGCTCTGATCCGGGCTTTATTCTTGAGATAGAAGTCGAGATCAAAGCTGTCCACAGGCTGCAGCTCCGGATAGTCCATTGTGAGCCGCTTATTGTTCTGCAGTTCATGCAAGGTGAAAGCAGTACGTTCCTGTGCCAGATCTACGTCTGCTGCAGTATGGATCACAAAGCGTTCACCTTTGATGATCTTCCAGATGGGATAGACTACTCCCATGAGTACCGTTTTGCCCAGCCCACGAAACCCGGTAATGGCGATGATGCCTGAGCCCTTGTCAGTCTCATCGAACATAGTCTCATGTGCTGGGCAAAAAGGTAGTGGGAAGATGTGCGGGAAATAGGTATGGCAGAAGAACGAGAAGGCATCCCATCCCTCTGCTGTGGTGCGTCTTATCCGCTCAGTCTTGGCTTCAGGATTATCGTCTATAAAAGGCAAGACGGAGATCGTTTTGGATGCGATCTCCGCCAGTGCTTTGTTATGCCGCTGGATGAACTTCTTAGGCATAACCGGGTAACCCCCCGACGCCCAGGGGGACGGACGTCGGGGACCCGGAGGTCGGAGGACTGACCATGTCGGGCTGTTGGCTTGGAGGGTAGGTAGGGTCTGTAGGCTTTGGCTTGGGAGGCCTTATGTAGGATGCAGGAAGGTTAACCATTTCTCACTCTCAGGTATTCTGCCAGATCGTGCAGAATACTTTGGAACTGCTTAAGCAAGGTCTCATGCCCTTTCTCGATCATGAAATCGGTAACCTGATCCAGGAAGCGTACGATGTAATCGTTCAACTCCTTGGATGGCTGCCGATCCTTCTGATCCTGCTTCATCATGCTTACCAGGCTCTGGATGGCTGTATCGGCAGGATTCTTGGCATATTCCCGGAGCGCTTGAATGAGCGCCTTCTTGCGGGCTATGGCGATCTCGTGGTCGAGTTGGTTCTCTTCTTTGAAGAGCTCGTCCCACTTGCCGGACTTGATCCACTTGCGAACGGTAATATCGGAAACTCCGAAGATCATCGCCAGTTCCAGCGGATCGGTCTTGCCATTCAGATAGGCTTCTTTGCAGTTGTCCCGCTTGATGCGGAACTCACGGCTATTACTCATACTCGGGGCGTACCTTGTGCTTCAGCAGATAGAGGTTGAGGTCTTTACCGGAGCAGCGCAGCTGTCCGTTTTCTTTAGTTCTGAAAGCAGGCAGAGGATCGCCGATGTCACGTATCCAGCGGTAGACGCTGGAGCGGTCGACCTTGAGGATATCGGCTATCTCATCGGTGCGGTATGTGCGTTCATCATTGAAGATGCTCATCGTATTCAGTTCCTCTGCAGTGTTGGTATTCATAGGTGCCATTATTCATTCTCCTGTGTTCTTATCAAATTGAGATGCATTACGCTGCCACTGTTTCTCAAAGGGCAGGGAAGTTGAGGACGATCTGGCGGAACTGGCCGGACTCGTCACGTTCATAGAAGTTGATGTACTGCTTGGTGGATACCACTTGAATAGCCTGGTCGATCAGTTCCATAGCTTCCTTCCAGGTTTGATCCTTGATGTTGTAGCGGCGCAGGCGCAGGATGCGATACTTGGCGATCTCACCTTTCTTATCCACCTGGAAGGCTTCGCCAATGATGGCTCGGAGGTTAACGTTAGAGTCAGCAGACCAGGCTTTCAGGCACTCATCGATCTTCTGCTTGGCGAGTTGAAGTTCGATGCCGAACTGGATGCGTTCCTTGAACCTGATCTCGACCCTGTACTTGCCGTCAAAGCTGTTGAGGACGGCATTGCCCTTCCAATCGAGTCCGTTCTTCTCGGCTACCTGCTGCAGATAAAGCTCCACGTCTTCAAAGAACTGGTTCTTGTCTGCGACCATGCGGTCATGCAGTTTGATTGCCCGGTTGATGGTCTTGGTTACGATGGAGTCCTGCTTGAGGATCTCCGGCCTGATGATCGAGACCGGGATGCTCTGTCCGTTAGCGTCAACTCTGGTGGGAATGGGCTTCTTAGCCTTGGGGGTCTTGGGTGTGTCCATTAGATGTCTCCTTCTTGGTTGTTTTTTTGGTGTTCTTTTCATTCTTTTTGATGTAGTTCTGTAACATAGCTATAACCGCTCTGCGCTCCTTCTTGTTGAGTAGGTTCCAGTGGCTTTTAGAATAGTGTTGGATGGTAAATTCACGTAGCTGGGATTCGGTCCAGTCTGCAGTCTTCATGAGATAGAACATATACTTGCCCTGGCGGTCGAAGCTAAAGATCTGGGGTCTGCCATGCTTACGGTACTTAAGCAGGAGTGCCTTCAACTCAGTTAAGCGCTCCTCCGGCAAGGCTCTGAGAGACTCGCCATAGCCCAGACCCTTGATGATGAACCTGAAGGCTTCAAGAGGCCAGTGAAATTTCTTGACCCGAAGGCCATGTATCTGTTGACGTAGTTTGCGTTCTCGCTGTTCCTGAGTCATAGAATGCCCTCGCTTTTTACTTGTGGTTAGTAGATTTGGTTTTTTTCTTACGGTTAGGAGTGCGTTTGATACCGCATTCCAAGCGCTTCTGCTTGATGATACCTTTGGTGATTACAGTGCCCACCTTGTGCATGTTCTCGTAGCAGGTTACATAGTATCCGGCCTTTCTGATACCGACGGCATCCACCGAGATCAGAGCCTCCAGATACTTGAAGACCCACTGTCGGCTTCTCCCGATTTTAGCGGCAATTGCTCTGATAGATCTGATGTAACAATCCTCCAGTGCCCACATAAGCTTCTCGCAGTCTTCAATGCTATAAGCCCAATCAGTGCAGTGGATGGTGCTGATTCTGGCTGTGTGCTCGTAGTCCCGGCTATAGACGGGATCACGTTTCGAGATCTGGCGAACACAGTTTTCAGCCACCAGTTCATTTAATACACGCTTGATGACTCGCCGGGACAGACCTGTACATTCCATGATCTGCTCTATCACAAAGAAGTTTCTGCTGGAGGCGACGAAGCGGATGACCAGGTCTTTGGAAGTCATAGTGCCCCCAGTTTAGTGTTGATCTCGTTCATGGCCTGGATGGGGTTCATCTTGCTGCGAAGCTCGATCATGTGCATGATCTTGATGGCTTTCCTCAGGTTCCCGGCAGCATTGAAGTGGATGTAGTTGACCAGAGACTCCGGGCAGGGGCAGTTCATCATCTCTTGGGTCAGCAACTGGATGTCATCCTTGCTGATAGTCTCGAACTCGTAGAAGTAGTTGCAGCGGTCAAAGTAGTAGGCGTTGATCTGGTTGAGTCTGTCCTTGGCATTCTGCATGCCCACCAGGATCACCACTGACAGAGTTTGATCCACCAAGTCACGAATCGAACCGAGCAGTTCGTGATAGCGGAAGGCATAGTCGATCTCATCGATGATGATGACCGTATCCTCATGTGTATGCAGGAGCCGGATGCATTGCTTGTAGAGGGTGTTACAGGGTCCGACTGGCAGATAGTCGCCCATCCCGAAGTTAAGGTAGAGGCTCTGCAGCAGTTCTTTGGCGAAGGTCTTGGGTGTGGTCGTGGCTTCCAGTCTGATATACACGTAGCCACGAGTACAGGCTATGCGCCTGGCATAAGTGGTCTTACCGAGGCCGGGTCTGCCATACAGCATACCCAGTCCCACCATCTCCAGGCGGGGACGCTTGAGTAGGAAGTCGATGCACTCATTGGCTTTCTGGACGTTGTGGATCGGGACAAGTTTTCCTTGCTTCATCTAATCCTCCTTATTTAATTCCGATCGTCTTGAGCATTTTCTTGAACTCCTCATCGTCGAAGGGGTCGAACTCGCTTGATCCCTCGATAACAGCTTGATTTTGATCGTTGTTGGTCTGTTCAGCTTGGCTGGCAGCCATAGCCTGTTCCTGTTCGATTACTATCTGCTCCAGCCTGGCGATCTCCTCTTCAGGTCCCGGGGCGGGAGCTTCGATCATGGGTGCTTGAAGGAAGGTGGGGTTGTTATCGGCCGGGATCTCGTTCATGTAGCTCTTGAGTAGCTTATCCACCGATTCCTGATTGCTGCGCACGAAGCTCCGGGTCCGCTGTTCGGTCAGCCGCTGCAGTTTCTTGATTTGAGTGTATTCCTGGCGGTATTCCTTATGTGACTTGCTGTTCTGCATATCGGCCTGGATGAACGGATGCTGGGTCTGGCGCAGGGAAGCCTGGCAGATGAATACATCCGACTCGTCATAGACCAGCACCCATCTCGCATCAGCCAGATCGTATCTGATGACCACCGGTTTACCCATGTGGAAGACAAGGGCGGGATGCCAGTACTTCAGTTTGTTCAGCACGATGCCCTCGTTGCGGATGGCCTTGCGTTCCACACTCAGCATCATGAAGTTGAGCCGGGAGGGATTGACCAGCCTATCCTGGGGTTTGGGAGCGGAGTTGAACACTTCCCAGGGCTTGCGGTTATCCAGTCCCCGGTGGGGAGTGATACCATATACATGTCTGATATAGTAGCCGATCATCTGCATCGCCTCCTCAGTGGTGGGCGGTTCGCAGGTATAGAGCTTCTTGATCCACTTCTCATTACGCATCAGAGTGGCAGGCTTATCGGCTATATTGGCACCTCTGAAGCTGCTGATGAAGCGTTCGAACTGCTCCTGAAAGGTCCGGAAGAACCGCTCGATGATCTTGGCCTTGGCATTGTAGCTTTCAGCGAACTGGGCTTTGATCCCTAACTTGGGGAAGATGCCACCCAGTTCCTTAGCCAGGTCATGCCCTTCCCACTGCTCGTGGAACAGCTTGCTCTTGAAGGCCTTGCCATTATCGAGATAGACATACTGGGGGAGCGCTCCCCAGTTGAGGAAGCCGTTACGGAAGGCAGCCTGTATGTGCTGGCTGTCCTCGGTGAAGGCTAGCGTGGCTCCCACCGGATATCTGGAAGCCCAGTCGAAGACCATGATCATGGTCATGCGTTGCGCTTTCCCGGTCTTGGGATTGAGGATATCGAAAGCCAGAACGTGCCCATCGGCTACCCAGACTTCACCCACACTCAATAGTCTGCTATCCCTATGGATGGTCTTGATGATGTGCTCAGCTACGAACTTGCTGCCCTGCCTGGCTTGTTCCCACATCGCCAGGTTGTCATCCCGCCATTCCTCGACCCATCTTCTTAGGGTTGGTACTGAACTGGGTGAGTCGATCAGTCCGGATTCGGCTTTGGCTTTCATAAACTTCAGAGCGCTGCCGATGCTGATTCGGTTAGGATGCAGCAGGATCGCCAGCAGCACCTTGCCCTCCAGTTCGGTGATCTTGCGTTGCCGCTTCCGATAACGGTTGCCATGCAGGAGGGCATACATGTCCTGCTTGCTCTCTTCATAGCGTCCCAGCCAGATGCGTAAGGCCCGCTCAGTACGTTTGCCTTTAAGGGCATAGAGTTCAGGAGCCAGGCTGCCATTGTTGTATTCTTCAGTGATTATTTCCCACTCCCGGCCTTTGGACTCGCTATGCTGGAGCCGTTCCAGCACTGTGGTGCAGAAGTAGCCCATTAGCTTGGCTTCGTTATCGCATTTGACTGGTATCCGCTCCTGAGGAGTAAAGTCGATGTACTCATCCTCAGGATCGTTTGGATCGCATAATTCTCCTTCAAGGACGATACTCTCATCCGGCTTGGCGATCTCAGTCGGTGTGACAGATGGAACTGGCACTGGAGTCGGCTTAGGTTTAATCTCCTGGCCTTTCCCAATCTGGTTAAGCAAGTCCTGCTTACCCTTCCAATCGGGATAGATGCTCTGATAGAGCTCAGCGTAGGCCAGGGGATCGATTTCATCATAGATGCTCATGCTTGTCCTCCTCGCTGTATTTGTAGATCAAAGCGCTGTGCAGGTCTTTGCCATCCACCTTGAGAGTGATCTCAATAAAGCCGGCAGGCACCAGCTTCCTGGCTTGGCAGTCCGCCATCTCCTTTATATATAAGGATGGCTCGGTCAGCAGGAAGGTCTTCATGACCTTATAGCCATCCTGCTCGACCAGATGCTTGTGCACTTCGATCTGGTTGCGCTTGATATAGCGCCATACGGTGCGGGTGGAGCAGTTCATCAACTCCGCCGCCCGTTCCACGGTCAGCCAGACTGACCTAATCTTGTTCTTGCTCATGTTCAGCCTCTGCCAATAATCTTCAACTACAGGTAAGACCACTGTGACACCTCCACTCCGGTGGCGTGTCACAGAGGTTGGGTAATCTGTCACAGTGGTGACCTTTTTCAGGTCTGGCGATCTGTCACAGCGTTCAACATATCTGCTGATCAGCATCGGCGGCTTTTTTCTCCGATTGGAAGGGTGTGTGACACCTGTCACAGAGGTCAGTGTGTCACAGAGGTCGTCCTTGACCCTAGTTTCTCCATGCTCGTAAGTAGTCGCTTTCATAAGCGCCTCCCCTTAGTTATTGTTGGGTGCTACATAACTGCATCGCAATAACTTGGGAAGTCATTTCTGCTCTTTCCGGCAGGCTTTGAAATCTATCTGATACGAGCGGAAGAATCCGCCGCCGAATCACAACTATATAAATATGCATTGACAAAATGATTAGACAATTTATCTTGTCTACGGATGCATAATCTTACCCATACGGCAAAAGGTCAAGCGAAAAATGACCTTTTAGGAGGAATAATGGACCCCAATGACGTCGGCAGCAGACTGGGAATGCTGATTAAAGCAATGAAACTGAAGCAGTACCAGTTTACAGAAAAGTTTGGCATTTCGGCTAATTCTTTGGACCGCTACAAGAATAATGAGAGGTTTCCTGACCCTCAATTCATGGCCAGATTGATCGATGCCGGAGTGAATGTAAATTGGTTATTGAGGGGTGAAGGCTCGATGTTCATCTTGGCTCCCTGGGAGCTTGGAGATGATATCAGAACTACTAAGAAAGTCCAGATTGTGGATGGCAAACCGGTCTTAGTTAATGATTTTGATACCACTTACGTGCGGACTTCAATCTTCCCGATCGTGGCGGAAATAGCCGCCGGATCACCCATGGAAGTTCCAGAGGGTATCGAGCCAGCGGAATCAGTCGAAGTCCCCACTCGCTACATTCCCTTCGGTACGGATAACTACGTGGCCTTCCGAATCAATGGACAGAGCATGGAGCCTCAGATCTTGCACGGGGATATTGTCCTCATCAAAAAGCAGATCACCTGGGAGGGAACTGACGGGAAGATCTGTGCCGTCAGATACGAGACAGGCATTACCTTGAAAAGGATACAGTATGATGAGGCTCGCAAGGGAATTGCCCTCCAACCCCTCAATAAAGACTTTCGGATCGAGTTTATAGACGCTGATCAGAGTCAGTGGTTAACGATGATCGGACCCCTGGCACTTCAGTTACGGCTCTATTAAATTCGCAAACCATTTCAGAAAATCTGATGTTCTGAAAATACCCTAAAATGAGGGCAAAATTGAAGGAATCGTGATACCGAAGCGTCCAGAAACGTCCAAAGACCACTGTGACACAGTCTAAAGCCAGTCCTATCTATCTCCCCAACCTATAAACCTTTAAGCCCTCTGTGACACGTGATATCGGTTTGAAGGTTTGGGTGAGAACTTATAGTGGGGATAAGGCTTTAATTGGTGGTTAGTTGCGATGGACTGGCTTTGAAAATGTCCAAGCGCCTATTTGGACGTTTTTGGACTGTTTGCTGACACTATTAATGCAAACTAGCGAGGCGTTTGGACAGGCTTTGGAAAGAGCAGTTAAAAATTTTATTTTAGCAAATTAGAAAAAGCGCAATTGGAGTGCGATTGTGCCTATTAGGAAAGCTCCGTAATTCCATCTGAGTCTAAAACCAGAACCGGATAGTCTATATTAAATGGTTGGAGGATAATCTGTTGCCTGTGGTGGTCGATCTGCACCTTCTTGATGGTGAGACCATCGTCAGTCCTTACAACTGCAATTTTGCCATCAGCATTTTCCCAGCTTAGATCGCTCTTAATGACCATATAAACCCTCACCGAAAACTTCAAATCGTTCTCACTTGGACAACAGATGATATCACATTACAGGAAAGTAAGATATGACATGCACACATGTTTAGTTGGTCTTGGACTTTCCTATGTCAAGAAACCCAGTTTTATCACCAAAACTTCAAATCTACCACCATTTATAGAAGCACTTGGACATTCCCTATAGTATTGCCGAATCCAATGCTATAAACACAATATGATGATCAGAAAGAAGTTAGCATTGTTAGGACATCCAACTCGTATGGCTCATCATCTTTCGGACTTGGACATTTGAAGTTTTGGTGATTGGATTTGAAGTTTTCAGTGAGGGTTTATAGATGCACCCACATCCCCCACCCGTCCCCCTTCTCTGCTGTTCTCCGCTTTATCCTGCTTTCTATGTGGTAAAAGAATCCTCCTTTACTCCCTGAAAAAGCATATCTCCCCGGCTATCTTCCCGGAGGTCTAAAGCATATCACCAGCAAATCAAGTCGAAATCACCTCGAACGTGGTTCGAGGTGATTTGCTCTTGATCTGCTCTTGATATCATCTAATCTGCTAAGAGAGGATGCAGCAGCTCATAAATTAAAGATTTGGGCAGAAGTGCAATCTTGACTATATTTTGCTTATATCTATAAAACTAAACAAGGAGCTTAGTATGTTTCAGATGATTCTGGCTCAGGCCAATCCCATCGCGGCAACCGTGAAAGAAACAGCGGGTTTAGCCGATAAAATTGTGGATTTGATCTCGTTGTATGGCTTGAAAGTGCTTGCCGCACTAGTCATCTTTTTAGTAGGTCAATACCTTGCCAAACTCGTCTCAAAAGCAGTTTACAAGGGAATGAGCCGCAGCGGAAAGGGCGAGACTCTCGCCAAATTCCTCTCCAGTATGGTAAATGCGGTGGTGATGGTCTTTGTGGTGATAGCCACAATCAATAAATTGGGCGTGGAAACCACTTCCTTCCTGGCGATCTTTGGTGCTGCCGGTTTGGCAATCGGTCTGGCATTGCAGGGTTCCCTGGGCAATCTTGCCTCAGGCGTACTCCTGATCATCTTCAGGCCTTACAATGTGGGAGATGGCGTTCAGATTGGCGCCGTAGCAGGCACAGTGCTGGATATCCAGATCTTCTCGACTATTATTCAGACCGGGGAAAACAAGAAAGTCATCATCCCCAATGGCAAAATCACCGGTGATATCATCACAAACTTTACCGTATTGGGATCCCGCAGATTGGAGCTACCCTTTATGATCGCCCCCGAGATGGATCTGGAAAGGGTAAGAGGTGTAATCCGCCAAGTTCTGGATGCAGACGAGCGAGTTCTGAAAAGCCCAAATTACGATATGATCGTAGCCGATTGGGGAGATAAGGTGAAGCTGGTGGTGCGTCCTTATGTTCAGCCCAAAGATTTTGATAGCCTATCCTCCGACCTGATCGAAAGGATCAATCTTGTCTTGAGAGCATTGGCATAA